GCCAACCTGTGCGATGCCAACCTGTGCGGTGCCAACCTGTGCGGTGCCAACCTGTGCGATACCAACCTGCGCGGTGCCGACCTGCGCGGTGCCAACCTGTACGGTGCCAACCTGTGCGGTGCCGACCTGCGCGATGCCAACCTGTGCGATGCCAACCTGTGCGGTGCCAACCTGTGCGATGCCAACCTGTGCGATACCAACCTGCGCGGTGCCGACCTGCGCGGTGCCGACCTGTGCGGTGCCAACCTGTGCGGTGCCGACCTGTACGGTGCCGACCTGCCTGATCTCACTTTCGTAATCCTGGGTGAGAAATACTTCATAAGTATAACGAACGGTGAATATGTACGAGCAGGGTGCCAGAACCACACAGTTGAGGAATGGAGAAAATATAGTAAGCAGGAAATTACTGAGATGGATGGTCGTAAAGCTCTAAAATTTTATCCACGATTGCTTTCGATAATTGACTTTTACCTCGGGGCCGGAGAATGGCCTGATTGGGTTTAAAGCGATGGGGAGGAGTGATGGAAATAAATAAAGAGCAGGCATCAGAAATTATCAAACTTATCGAACAAGCATTACTTGATGGGTTTGATGATGAAATTTTGGTTTCGCTACACGAAAGTCTTACCAAATTTGTCAGCGAATAAGCACCGATAGCAGATTTACGAGTCTGCTATGTGAGCAATTTCGCTCGTAACCAAACGAGGACGACGACTCGTTCTGGTTAATCGAAAAATCATCCCTTGATATTATTTGCCGCTCGCAGTCAGGGCGGCTTTTTTATCGCATATCCACAGCGCTTCATATCGAGGCGTTTTAGCTATGCCAATAAATGAAAATGGAGAATCCCACGATGACATTTACTATCGCGGGCGGTGCCGTCATGGGTATCGCACACCTTAATGAATCACTTTTAGAGCGTATCACCAGAAAATTACGGGCCGGATTGAAACGTCTCGGTGAAATTCTTAATCAGCCAGGAGTGCCACGCCATGACCATTACGCCTGTTAATGGAACAATTCTTGTTCAGCAAGGAAACAGGGAGTTCAACAAGCTATATGAGAAAGTATTTCCGGATACAAAACAGGGAATGTCTGATGCTTATACATGGGCTGCCGGAATAGCTCTTGGTTGGGATAAGTGGCAGGACGAAGAATGGGAGGCGCGTCATGTTGCATGATTTTGATGATGAAGAATTTATTGCTCTCATTTCTCCTAAAATTGAGGAGGAAGTGGAGCAGCAAATTAACTTAGCCGCAGAACGGCAGAATCCGGTTATTAGCTGGGATGAATTTGCGGGGTATTACTCATGAATCTGGATCAGTTAGATGAACCGTTCGCAGCTGAAGATATCGAATGGCGAATACAGCAAAGCGGTAAAACACGCGATGGCAAAGTGTGGGCTATGGTGCTGGCTTATGTCACGAACAGGGCAATCATGAAACGCCTGGACGATGTTTGCGGCAAAGCAGGATGGCGCAATGAATATCGCGATATTCCCAACAACGGTGGCGTTGAATGCGGCATATCAATCAAGATTGGTTCTGAATGGGTAACCAAATGGGATGCTGCTGAAAACACACAGGTAGAAGCCGTCAAAGGTGGTCGCTCCGGCGCAATGAAGCGTGCTGCCGTTCAGTGGGGAATTGGTCGGTATCTGTATAACCTTGAGGAAGGTTTTGCGCAGATATCCAGTGATAAGAAACAAGGATGGCACAGGGCCAAACTGAAGGATGGAACAGGATTTTACTGGCTCCCTCCATCGCTGCCGGACTGGGCCATGCCAGCCTCATGCAATCAACCATCACCAGAAAATACCAACCAGAAATCTCCATCGGTTGACTGCGAACAAATCCTGAAAGACTTCAGCGATTATGCAGCAACAGAAACTGACAAGAAAAAGCTAATTGAGAGATATCAGCATGACTGGCAATTATTGGCTGGTCACGATGATGCGCAGACAAAATGCGTTCAGGTAATGAATATCAGAATAAATGAGCTTAAACAGGTGGCTTAATGAGAAGATTAAACATAACTCCAGCGGAGATGGAGTCAGTTTGCGGTCGCATGGTAGCTTGCCGTGCAGCAGAACATCTGGGCCTAAACATAAATCAGTTTTATTACATAGCAAAAAAACTGTCATTAAAAACGGCATTCGTTAAGCCAAGATGGAGCGAAGACGAAGACAAAAGAATGCAGGCGCTTATCTCATCAGGCTATACACAAAGAAATGTAGCAAAAATTCTCGGGCGAAGTGAAGAGTCGGTAAAAAGCAGGCTATCACGTTTACGAAAGAAATAGCCCTATCCCTACCACATTATTCGGATAACCTACCCCGGAGTAAATTATGCCTGCACCTCTATATGGGGCGGACGACCCGCGCCGATGTTCCGGCAATTCCGTCTCGGATGTGCTGGATAAATTCAGAAAGAACTACGACCTGATAATGTCAATGCCGCAGGAAACGAAAGCAGAAAGAGATTTTCGAAATTCAATCTGGCTAGCTGAGCGTAACGAAAAAGAACTCATCAGGCAGACATCAATACGACCATTCCGCAAAGCAATATATACAAAATTCATTGAAATCGACCCGCGCCTTAAAAATTACCGCTCACGTTATGGCGCTATCAGTAATGACTGAGGAATTTACCATGAGAGGACTTGCATACAATCCCGGCATTCTTCCGGCAGAAATGATTATTCGCCAACGCGTAAAGCCAATGCCATCGAGAGAGGAATTGCTTAAGAGAAATTCTTTTCCGTCAGTAAATCAAAACAAATATCTGAATGAGATGTGGCGGAGTGGGAAGAAATGAAACAAATGACACTAATTGAGATGGATGGATTTCTGAAAGGTAAATGCATCCCACGAGATTTAAAGGTTAACGAAACAAACGCTGAATATCTGGTGCGTAAATTTGCTGAAGCGGAGGCCAAGTGCGCGGCGCTGGCAGCGGAGAATGCGGGGATGAAACACGCAATGGCCGTAACTCTTGAGCATGTGTCGGTCACGGATGCAGGGCAGGCCGGAGTTGCTGCAATGATTATCAACGATGCCCTACACCACAGCGAAACTCCAGCTACCGATGCATTCCTGGCTGAAGTGTGGGCGCAGGGGGTAGAGATGTTTGCTGACAATCTGTTGTGTCCAGACCTTGATGACACTATCCGTGACTTTGCTGCCCAGCTTCGCAAAGGAGGCAACCAGTGAGTGTATGTCTTATTGATAAACGTCGACGTGGGCAACAAATACCATCTGTTGAAATGCCGAATCACACATGGTTTTGCGTACTTGATATCGATGGTATGGATACGTTGATCGACACTCGTCATTACTGCGATACCGCAACAGCTACTCCTGCAAAAGCAAAGAAAATGGCTGCTCTGATAGAAAACTGGACTCCACCTGATGGTTGGTGCAATGGGAATGATCGAGATTGGCACGAAAAAATGAAGGGCTATATCTGCGATTTTTTACGTAAATGCAACGGATTCATGGTGATGTGACATGAGCGAGATTAACTATCAGGCCCTGCGTGAAAAGGCAGAGAAAGCAACGTGTGGTGTGTGGTCGCTCGAATATGGAGAGGGCCGATTTGATGGTGATGATGCACTAATTCATCGCGAGGCTGCTGGATATATTCCCATTTGCAGAATTGAAGGAGCGCATCCTGAAAGCGGTTTCGATGAAGATTTCCAAATGGAACAGCAGGCCAATGCTGAATTCATCGCCGCAGCCAGTCCAGCTGCCGTGCTGGCACTACTGGATGAACGGGAAGCAGCCAAAAAGCGCATTGCAGAACTGGAAGCACGGACGGTCAACTTACCAAAACGCAGCGTTGGTGAGGTCATGCACCTGAGCGGATTCAGCCGGGATTACGCCGAGGGTTGGTGTGCTGGTAATGACAATGCGATGCACGAAATACGCGCCGCTGGGATCAAGGTTAAGGAGTCGTGATGTCACAGCAAACAATTTTGGACATGTGCTGCGGCTCTCGCATGTTCTGGTCCAACAAACAGGATTCCCGCACCGTGTTCGCCGATATCCGTGCCGAAGAACACACATTGTGCGACGGTCGCCGTCTGGTTATCAGTCCTGATTTGATTGCTGATTTTCGCGCGCTACCGTTTGCTGATTCGTCGTTTCCGGTTGTGGTGTTTGATCCGCCTCATCTGGAACGTGTCGGTCAAACGGCCTGGATGGGTAAAAAATACGGGCACCTGAATAAAAAAACATGGCGCGCGGATATTCGCGCCGGGTTTAAAGAGGCATTCCGCGTATTGCGGCCACACGGTGTACTCATTTTTAAATGGAACGAAACGCAGATTCCGGTAAGCCAGATTTTGGCGCTGACGGACGTAAAACCAATTATTGGCCAGCGAACCGGGAAGAACGATAAAACCCACTGGATTATTTTTGTGAAGGACTAACCCATGACTACTATTACCAAAGAACGTATTGAATTGTACGTTAAATCGCCGCTTGAAAACGGGCTTACCCGTGGTGAACAAATGGATCTGGCGCGTATCGCGCTGGCATCGCTGGAAGCTGAGCCAATTGGCTATATGAATCGCTTTACAGGGCGCGTGTTCAGTCTTGACGAACAACCAGGCGCTGACACTGACACAGATGTTTATGAGCCAGTATATGCCGCTCCGCCCGCGCCGGTAGTACCGGATGGTTACGCACTTGTACCCGTCGAACCTACGGACGAAATGATAGCTGCGGCGATGAACTGCGAAGATGTGATGTTCAATAGCGATGAGTCATTCTGCGTACAGTTCGGTAATATCTACGAGGCCATGCTCGCAGCAGCACCGCAAAAATAACAATCCTCGCACTCGCGGGGATTTTTTTATCTTAACTCGCTACGGCGGGTTTTGTTTTATGGAGCGAATGATGGTTCTTGTTATCAGTGCCACCTATCTTTGTCGCCGCGGGGATATTGATGGCGCGGTTTACGCAGGTATAGCAATTTTCGGATTTATTGAGCTTCTTGTAGAGATTGCTCTTCTCGCTTCAGTATTAGGAAAGTAACCATGGAATCACACAGCCTCACACTCGATGAGGCCTGTGCATTTCTCAAGATATCCAATAACCAGCCTTGCGCTGGTTTTTTCTTGCGTGAATTTGCAGAGGTAATGAGATGTACTTAACGCTTCCAGAATGGAACCAGCGACAGCCAAGGCCAAGAAGCCTTGAGACAGTTCGACGCTGGGTTAGAGAGTGTCGAATCTCCCCTCCTCCGCTTAAGGATGGAAGGGAGTATCTGTTTCATGAGAACGCAGTAAAAATCGACGTTAAAAATAAGCCAACAGGCAGACTTTTGAAGAGGATTAGAGATGGGAAGAAGGCGAAGCCATGAACGCCGTGATTTGCCTCCAAACTTGTATATCAGGAACAACGGTTATTATTGCTATCGAGACCCAAGGACGGGTAAGGAGTTTGGGTTAGGTCGCGACCGGAGAATCGCAGTAACAGAAGCAGTGCAGGCGAACATTGAATTATTTTCCAGCGCTGAGCGAAAAAGTCTTACGTCGCGGATCAATAATGAAGATGCAATGACTATGCACGCATGGCTGGAAAAATATGACAGCATCATATCAGTCAGAGGACTCAGGCCTAAAACACTTGCTGATTACAGAAGCAAAATAAGAGCCATAAAGGAGCGGTTTCAGGACATTCCATTGTCAGATATAACAACCAGGGATATTGCCACCATACTCAATGATTATGTTTCAGAAGGAAAGTCGGCCACATCAAAGTTAATCAGATCGACGTTGAGTGACATTTTCAGAGAAGCTATAGCTGAAGGCTTCATACACTCAAACCCAGTCACGGCCACAAGGGCCGCTAAATCTGAAGTTAAAAGGGTCAGATTAACCACCGATGAATTCATGAAAATATATGATGCTGCCGGGAAGCAGCCGCCATGGGTGAAACTGTCTATGGAGATAGCATTACTTACCGGGCAGCGTGTTAGTGATATCTGTGCAATGAAATGGGTTGACATTTCAGAAGGATTTCTACACGTACAACAACAAAAGACAGGAGCAAAACTGGCGATACCGGTAACGATTAAGCTTGATGCAGCTAACCTTTCGCTTTCAGATACGCTGAAGAGATGTAAATCACTTTCGCAAGGAGAAACAATAATTTCCTCTACACGAAGCGAAGCGCTTTCATCAGGGACGGTATCAAGGTATTTTATGCGCGCACGCAAGGAATCTGGACTTTCTTTCAGCGGAGAACCGCCAACATTTCATGAGATACGCAGCCTGTCTGCAAGGCTCTATGAGAAACAGTATGGCGAAAGATTTGCGCAGCACCTTCTCGGACATAAGTCTGATAGCATGGCTGCGCAATACAGGAACGATCGCGGGAGAGAGTGGGAGAGAATAGAAATCAGCTAG